TGTCTCTTGGCGTTTTTTATAAATGTGACTCGCTGCGTTTAAGCCGAGCTTAAGTGCTCCAAACCACATATTAGCACCACTTAGCTTTAGACTTCTTCGAAGCTAACATTCTTCTTTGCCCGCCAACTTTAGTTTCAACGGGACCTTTAGAAATCTTGATTTCTTTTCCACCTTTTTGATAACCATCTTTATTAAGGTCCAAAGAAATATTTCCTTTGTAAAAAGGTTCTTTATCTGTTTTTGCCATAGTTTTCTCCTTATATATTACTATACTATCTTCTAGGGCCTTTCAAGGTCCTAACGTCAGACATTTTTACTAAATCATTTACTAACTTAGCATCTTGGGACATCGCTTGTTTTTGTAACGATGTATCAGCTCTTAATTCAGCTAATTCTTCATTTTGAGCTAATTTTTCATCAAATTGTTCTTGGCCCATTAATTGTTTAGATTTATCCAAATCTATTTTCTCTTGCGCCTGATCTCGTTTAGTAGAATCATCCATAGCTCTTAAATCTAGTTCTCTTGCTTTTAATTTAGCAATTGGATCGTTTCCGAACTCGCCCATAATTTTATTTTCTTCATTTTTGAATTCTTCCATCATTTCAGCAATTAATTTAGCTTTTCTTGACTCTAAATTCATAGTCATTGTAATAACTTGTTGTTGATACTGCGGATTTTGCTGCAAAGCAGGATTTTGCTGTACCATTTGCTGCATTTGCTGTAATTGTTGAATTTCATCTTTAAATTCTACCTCTAATTGCTCTTGAGCCATTAAAGAAATGTGTTCAAAAATATTTTTTTCTAACGCACTCATAACTGGAGGTGAATTTCGCGCAATATTGGTCGCCATAAAGTTTAAATGGGTTGTAATGTGCGCTTGATGGTCTTGTCCTTTAAAAGCTTGGAACGGTTTCCCGCTCATTGCTAAAATATTTTCACTTGCAGGGTCCATTGGTTGTGGTTGTTGAGGTGGTGGTAAAATTTTATCGATATTTTTGACACCAATTGCAGAATACATCGCATAAAATGCTTCATATAAATTATGCATTTGTGGATTTGACATTGCAAGTTGTAATTCTGTTTGCGCCATTGAAATTCTTTGTGATTGAGAGAAAATATTTGGGTCTGCAACAGGAATAATATCAACTTTATCATCAAAATCTGTAACTTTAATATTTCTTTGTCCGCCAACAACATCATACGGATATTCTTGAGGTAAATAAGTTTTAAAAACTCCCGCTAATAACTTAAATTCGCACTTCATCGCCACATACAGTCTTTTATGTATGGCTGACATGACCCTGGAGCCACGCTCTAAGAGGGCTATGGTTGTACCAACAGCTGCTTGTTGGTTGCCGTCCCCAACCTGCATGTCAGCTATGGCGGCAAATCGTTGTCCCGCCTGTACCACTGTCCCCATCAACTGTAATAAAGTTGATGAAGGTTCTTTAAATGGTAAAGGCATAAATGCATCCTTGATACTTCCTCCAGGTGCATCAACATCTCTAAATTCGCCGGGCTGTATAGCTTGTGCTTCGTCTCTTACACGTATTCCACGTTGCTTAAATCCTGCTGGTAAATTACTTAAAGTTCCTGCGTCTAATAATTGACGTAATGCAGTAGTTGCCGTTCTCGACAAACCACCAATCATATGAATTAAACCAAAACCATAAAATCCTAATCCAGGTAAAAATTTAAAATGAACAAAATAGTCTATTTTATTTTTTTGTGGATCGCCAACTTGATAGTTTCGTCTAATTGATAATATTTCTCTATTTCCCATCTCAATGGTAACAATGTATGGAAGTTTAATTCCAGTTCCTTCACCAGTTGAGTCCTTGTCTTCAAAACCTTCTAAATCTAAATCGGTATGAACTTCTAAAATCGTAAATATATCTTCGTCTCTAGTTTTTTTAACCCCTTCTAACTCTCTTTCTTTTTTCTTTACTTCTGTTTCTTCATTATAGCCAGGTTTTAATTCTATATCCATATAGAAACCTGCCACTTGTTTTTTTCTTAAATCATTCTCTGACATTTTAATTACATGAATAACCGCTTCTGTATCTTCCAAAGATGTTGCAGTATATGGTACAACTAAATCATCAGCTGGCACGAATTTTGAAACGGCTCTGCCAAGAAGTTCATCGTAATAAACTTTCTTGAAAGCAGAGCCACTGAGAGGGAGATAAAAAAGTAATTGATCGAACTCGGGTTCATACTCCTTCATCACATCCATGAGCTGATAGTTCATGAATTCTTTTACTCGGCTAGATTGTTCTTCTCTTGGCCTGTCTGCTAGTCCAATTACCTGGGTATGTACTGGACCGGTCGCAGGTAATAATTCTTTATAAGCTTGCGCTTGAAATTGTGTAACAGCTTCAGCTAAAACCGGGTGAGTTGCACCTGAAGCTCCTTGGAAAGGTTGTGATGGATTTTCGTATTTAAATCCTAAAAGATCAAGGCCTTTTGTGTAAGTATCTTCCCAAGATTTTCTAGAACTTTTATATTGATTATAATTCTCTGTTAATTCGGAACCTAGTTTTCCTAAAACATCGTCCGGTAATAATTCTGCTAAATTGTCAAAATGACTTTCACCCCCAGGCTGGTTAACTGCTTCTGGATCAAAATTAATTGTAGCACCACCATCTTCTTCCTGAGTAACTTGTACATCTTCAGGACCAACTTGTTCTTCAATAGTTTCCTGTTGAGCTACTTCTATTTCTTCTTCGCCGGGTACTTTAATTTCAGTTTTTATGTTTGGTAGGGCCTTGTCTATATCTGCCATTTATATTCTCCGAGTTCTTTATTGTTTTAGCTTGTTTTGTGGAAACATTCAACCCCTGTGAGTCCGGTCCTTTTAAAGGTGGAATTTCCTTCCACTTAACATGAGGCATGTTTGTGACAAGATTTTTATTCGTCACTAAACCAACCTCTTTTATTTTTATAATCTTGATATTGTTTATAACCTTCGATTCCTAAAGAACCTGCAAGTAATCCCCA